GGCGTTTACCTTTGGATTCTTAATCCGGGGAAAGACAGAAAACCCGAAATCGATGATGACCGCCTCGACACCCGCGTTCGAAATCTTATAGTTTTTCGCACCGTCCATCTTGACGTGAATATTCTTTTTACGCGTGGGGCGAACCAAGATGTTACCTATATGAAGATCGTGATGCCTGAACTTGGGATATCTTTTCTGAATCTGATACAAATTGTAAATAACCTGTACCATCACAGATTTAACCTTATCGAACGACGGAATCGTTTTCCACCAATCACCGAGCTCCTTCCCGTCGATGTACTCGGAATACAGTATATCCTTCCCGTCACAGCTCTTATAGAGGTACATGTCGGGGACACCCATACCTTCGAGTTTTTTCGCAATCGTAAATTCCATCCTGGCGGACGGATCCGACGTCTCTTTGTAGACCACGTATTTCTTACACCCACGAGTGATACATCCACGGAACACTTTTCCGTACTCTCCCTGACCGATGAGTTTAGAACCTTTCATCGCCGTTCCGTCATCCCTCTTTTTCCACAAATGTGACGCAGGGGCACACCCCTTCTTTCCCCTGAGTAACTTTTTCAAGTCGGCGTTCATTATTATATTCGTAAGAAGATTGTTTCAACTTATGAAGATAGATGATTACAAATACTACGTCTACTCCTCTTCCTCATCATCGATCGGTCCCAGCAACCAGCGAGCCACCCTAGTCCGTTCAATGTTGAAGAACGGCTTTCCATTGTTATCCTGAGACCAGTCTGTCAGAACGCAATCGGAAAATAGCTCCGCCCACTGATTGTGGGCGAATTTTCCAATCAACACGGTCGGGAGCCGAAAGTTCGAATCCCTCAATGCGTTCAAGACTGTGAGATTCGTCCCCATGGGTCCGTATTCGTGGAACGGTTTGGGGAAACGTTTCCTTTTACCATCGGCTCGAATTTCTTGGTCCTGGAACTCATACTTACAAATAGTGTCGGACTCTAAATAGTCCCGGTAGCGTTCAGTGTCCGAGACGAATACGATGAGTACTGCAGGGTGGGTATCAGTACGAATCAGGTTAAGCCCACGGCTTCCATGATCTAGACCATATCGTCGACGCAGAGTCTGAAATCCGTTTGTGTTGACGATAGGGAGTTCCATTTTATGTATTTTGAAAATTTACATTATTTTCTGTTGACTTAGGCTTACTGGTCGTCAACATCCTCGATGTCATCCTCCTCAACATCCACCTCAACGTCATCCTCGGGGAGGTCGAGACCCTGGAAAGCGAAGGAGGGAAGCTTGGCGGACTGCTCGAGAAGCACCTGCTGGAGGCGAATGGTGACGCCAAACTTGTTATCGATGAACCAAATCTGATTCAGATCGATGATCGCGAGACACTTCTGACCCTTCTCGATGGTATCGAGAGAGACTGGCTGACGCTGTGCCGAATACGCCTCGGGTACGAACGACCCGTCAGGCTTGGTGAGAATCTTGAGCTTGATGGTAGAAGGATACTGTTCCTTCCCGGGGCGAACCATGGGCTTGTAGAGCGCCTCTTTGAGAACCGCGACGTTAAACTCCTTACCGAGCCACTCCTTGGAGTTCTTGGCGACGGTGTTTACGATGATATCGTCGAGCTCCTTGAGCTTGTCGTGGAGCTCCATCGCCTCGGCATTGTCGGTATCGAAGGAGAGGTCGAGGGAATACGACGTACGCCCGGTACCCTCATCAGTGAAGGCACTGAGACCATACGGAGAGCGCATGTAGGGGAATTGAATGAAAAGCTTTTTGTTGTCGCCGGCATTGAGATAGACGGCCTTACCGCCATTCTTATTCTTACGAAGTTTCGAAAACTGAACGGAGTTCACAGAGAAGTCGGAGGAGCGTTGGATAGTGAGCGACATTGTTTGTTGGTTATATCTATAGTAGGGATCTCGACTTTAAGTCAGTTTTTTTGTTGATATATATCAAAAAGTAATCATGGGTTTATTTAAAGATTGTGGCTGTGGCTGCAACGGTAAGAAGCAACAGGACAAGTTCATCATCTCCGTGATCTCCGGTCTTACCTTCTTCATCGTCGCGAACCCCGAGACGTTCCGTCTCGTCAGGCGAGTTCTGGGTCCCAGGATCGCCACTCCCACGGGATGTCCCTCGACCATGGGACTCGTCGTGCACACCCTCGTGTTCATCCTCGTCGTTTGGGGTATGATGAACGTGAAGAAAGATTCTGCGACGTGCAGTGCGAAATCCAAGGCTGATATTAAGAAGGGTGAACGGGTGGTCGTGACCCCCATGGTCGACGCTCCCGACCCCAAACCTGAATTCGGTGAACCTCAGATGGAGATGAAAGATTCTGGTCTCACACTTGAGCCTCACGGCATCGAATCAGATGGTACGTTGTTCGGTTAAAAATCCTCGTCGAAGCCGATATCAGCCGAATCGTCGTCGAGTTTTCCGTAATCCCCCACTCGTTTCTCGAAAAAGTTTGTCTTTCCATCTAGACTGATGTTCTCCATGAAATCAAAAGGATTTTTGGAGTTCCAGATGGGGGGCTGACCAATCTGTTTCAAGAGACGATCGGATACATACTCTATGTACTCGGACATCTTATCGGAATTCATGCCGATGAGGTTACACGGAAGGGCATCCAATATGAAACCCTTCTCAATTTCCACCGCTTCTTTCACGATAGAGTGAACGACCTCGGTCGACGGCTTGTTGCGAAGCAACTTGAATAACTCGACGGCAAATTCCTGATGAAGACCCTCGTCACGTGATATGAGTTCGTTGGAGAAGCAGAGACCGGGCATGAGTCCTCTTTTCTTTAGCCAAAAGATGGCACAAAAACTTCCAGAAAAGAAGATACCCTCCACACAGGCGAACGCGAATAAGCGCTCGGCGAAGGATCGGGACTTATCGAACCACTTCAGGGCCCAGTTAGCCTTACGTTCGATACAAGGAACGGTTTGGATAGCCTCGAAGAGCTGTTTCTTTTCCGTGGGGTCCTTGATGTATTTGTCAATCAGTTTAGAGTAGGTCTCACCGTGGACCATCTCGTTGTGGGACTGATAGGCATAAAATGAGCGAGCCTCTGAAATCTGTACCTCATCGGCAAAGTTATTATTGATGTTTTCAAAAACAATCCCATCAGAACCAGCGAAGAATGCCAGGATATACTTTATAAACTTCTTCTCATTGTCGTTGAGCGTTTTCCAGTCGTCGAGGTCCTTAGAGAGATCCACCTCCTCGGCCGTCCAATTAGACATTTGGGCCTTCTTGTAAAGTTCCCAAAGTTCGGGATACTTCAGGGGAAAGACGGTAAACCTGTCGAGGGTGGGAGCGAGAATGGGTTCGTACTCTTCTTCGATGTAATCCTGAAATTCAAAATACGTACCGATTCGACGTCCGTCAATAAATATTTGAGGGTAGGTTGCCACCGGACCACCACACAGTTTCGCGAGTTCTTCTTTTTCTATCATGACCTTCTCGTGTTCCAGGCCCTCTGATTCACACAACGTCTTCGCGTGGTCGCAGTATTGACATCCTTCCTTCGAATAAATAGTAACTTTCATCTGTGATATTATCGCTGATAATTTTTTGGCTGAAAACTCTAAGCATGATCGTGCCAACGGAAATAAACCAGGATGATATAGTCAAAGTACTCGTAAACGAAGACGGAATCGAAGACGAAATGTACGGTGTCGTCGCCATGAACACCGGCCTGACGCTCGGACTCCATTATCTCAATCCGACCGAATACATATACAAGTCGGCTTGTGTCTACAAATTAGACCAAGATGAACTCTCTCCCGCACCTTACGAAAGTGTGATGGAACACTACCCAAGTGGAACGACGTTCAAGGATCTGGAGATGAAACCGATCGGTACCAACATGTTTGCCTATTACTCCGAGATTGACGTAGAGGATAGTGACAGTGAGCTGTACGGTGAAGAAGAGACGGACTCTGAGATGGCAGACTTTATCGTCTCTGATACAGAGATTGAGGGTTCCCCACCCCCCGACCACAAGTCCATAGACAAGGAGTGGGTGGATTGGAAACCCTCGACTTCTGGTGGTCGCAGCTTCAAGGATACGATTGATATGATTGAAATGCGAGTTCGACGCCTAAGTAATTGAATGCGTTTTTATAAAAACTAAATTCTGTGTATTACAGACACAAGATGCTGGCAGCTATATGGTCTGAAATAGACACTCTATTACCCAAAGAACGTGATGAAAAGCCAGTAAATATAAATTTTTGCCAAGAATGTTCGGGCGTCAAAGTGTATTCTCCAGAGGGGTTACCGACGTGTTCGGAATGTGGTCTCGTCGAAGATCGGTTTATCGACGAGTCAGCGGAGTGGACGAGTGGTGTGACAGACGACGGGAAGGTGAATGACCCGTCGAGGTGCGGAAATCCGAATGCGAACCCCGAACTTTTTTCACAAAACTGGGGTAAGGGCACGGTCATCGCGACACAGAGAAGTTCGACGTACGAAAACAAGCGAATGGCGAAAATCAACTTTCACATGTCTATGAATCACAAAGATCGGTCACTGTTTCATGCCTACAAAGATATAGATGAGGCGTGTCACACGTTACCGGACTACATTCTTAAAGATGCGAAGATGATGTACCGTAAGTTTAACGAAGGAAAATTGACGCGAGGAGCTGTGCGTCTCGGTATCAAGGCGAACTGTGTGTTGTACGCGTGTCGTAACGCGAAGTTTCCTCGCACGACCAAGGAAATTTCTGATATGTTTGGAATTCAGTCGAAAGATATGAGTCGCACGACACAGATGTTTAAGGATACCATCATGGGTACGACGGAGAAGAATTACGTCACGAAGGCGTTCGACGTGATGCAGAGACTCTTGAATGGATTCGAAGTGACTCGCGAAGAACGACACAGATGTAACAGTATGTGTAAACTCACCGAAGACTGTGTCGAACTCATGAGTAAGACACCTAACAGCGTCGCGTCGGCGATCATATACAACGTGTTGCGCGAAAAAGTGACGAAGAGTGAGATGTGCGATAAATGTTCGGTATCCATTCCCACTCTGAATAAGATTGAGGCGATCATCAAAAAACACTTAGAGGTTAAAGGTCATGGGTAGTATATGACGAAGTTGTTTCTCGCGACGCCATGCTACGGAGGCCTTTGTTTAGAAAAGTATATGACGAGTATCATTAAACTTCAATTGCTTTTAATAAAAGAAGGTATCCAGATGTATTTAGACACGACCGAAAATGAATCACTCGTACACCGCGCACGAAACGTCTCCGTAGGTCGGTTCATGCAAAAGACCGACTGTGAATATTTCATGTTTATAGATGCCGACATTCACTTTGATCCCGCTGCCGTCGTTCGACTCATTAAATCCGGGCACGATCTCTCGGTCGCGTGTTACCCTAAAAAGGTTGTCATGTGGGACCAAGCAGCTGACGCCGTCAAACGGGGTGATGACCGCGACATGTCCATGCTCTCCTCGAGTCTCGTGATTAACTTTGGGGCACAAAATCGCCCCATCGAAAATGGATTCATCGAAATTTTGGACGGACCCACCGGATTCATGGTCATCAAACGCTCCGTGTTTAAGACACTCGAAGAGAAGTTTCCGGAATTGTGGTGTAAAAACGACCATCAGAATCGGGACTTTGACGATTATCACGCGTGCTTCGATTGTATGATCGATCCGGGGAACAGGCGGTATCTTTCTGAAGATTATGCGTTCTGTCGCCGATGGCAGCAGACGGGTGGAAAGATTTACGCAGATGTAAACACGACACTCGGTCACGTGGGAAATCTTCCATTCGCTGGCTGTATGAATGATAGGCTTAAGGTTTAGTGTATATTACCACGTATGAATCTCGTCACTATTCTAGTCACTCGATCGAAGTCGTGTCACGTGAAGACACTTCACTCTGTACTGAGACTCAATATACGATGCCTCCAAAAGAACATCAATAATGAGATCGTGTACGTCGGAGACGACCCATACGAGAAGGCGGACGCCGTACAAAGATATCTCAAGTCACACGACCGTATCATCTTCGTCGACTTTGGTGTGGGTGTCGACGAAGCGTCACTCGATCAGTGCTTCGAGAAGCACGAGGGTGTGGGATGCCTCGTGTTTCCCGGTGTGAAGGAAGGTATCGATTGGGAGATGTTCAAGACGAAGGTGAAGGATGGGATGAACGAACCCACTAACCAGATGGGTCTTCATTTCGACACGAAGGTGGATAAGAAGGTTGGAAAGGATATCTACAATGTCTCGGAGACGGAAGCGCGCGCGTGGATGATGAACACTAAAAATGTCATGAAAGTCATGCAAAAGACGAAAGATCTCAAAGTGAGTCCGAAAATGTTTGAGAAGTTTTCACGACAAGGTGTGCGAATTTGTGCTTTTACAGCAGCTAAGTTGACCATGACATACACACATGAATGCGTGAGTAACATTTTGAATGCGGCGGGTGTGAAAATCAATTAAAGTTTGTACTCTATTCTAAAACATGTCTATAAAGCCGGACTCCCCGCTTTACAAATATGTCGTGGATTATATTCACCGCTCTTGGGGGAGTAAGGATTACTTTCCGGGACCACAACCGATATCGATCGAGCGTCGTCACTTTCCGATCTTGCGAGCCGGGTATTATGCGGTTTGCGAAAAGACGGACGGTGAACGTCACATGATGGTCGCCTTCATGTACGAGGGTAAGAAAACGTGTGTTTTCGTGAACCGCGCGTTCGACATGTGTAAGGTTTCTATAAACATGAAGAAGGATGTGTACGACGGAACGATTCTCGACGGTGAATTGTATGAAAATACGCTCATGGTATACGACGCTGTACTCGTTTCTGGGAGACCGGTGTGGAACATGGACCTCTTGAAACGCCTCGGGTACGCACTCAGTGTGATAGAACCCATCATTTACATGAAGTTTGACAAGTTTCGACTCAAACTGAAGACGTTTCATGAGATGAAAGATTTCAAGGAATTCATGGACGACTACCTACCCTCGGTGGAACAGAGAATCGACGGCCTCGTTTTCACACCTATCAACGAACCGGTGCGAATCGGTACACACGAGACGATGTTTAAGTGGAAACCGCAGGAGAAGAACACCGTGGACTTTCTCATGAAGAGAGAACCTTCGAGAGAAACACCAGGTTTCGTAGCCGGGCCACCCGCGTGGCGCCTCTACGTCCAAGAGAAGGGAAAGTTATATTTCGAGAGTGAGATTCCACCGAACCGAATTGAAGATAAACCGTGGTTTGAGGATGATGCGATCGTCGAGTGTATGTACATCACATGGGAATCGCCCATGTGGTGGAAACCTCTGAAGCGACGTCACGACAAGACGTATCCCAACAATCGGCGTACGTTTTATAGGACCATCGTGAATATCAGGGAGAATATCCAGATGAAGGAGTTTTTAGATTGTAAACCATGAAGTAGTATCCAGCTTCTTGGGGTAGATTTGTTTCTGTAATAGAATCATCGTTTATCATGAACCATTTGTTTCTGCGCTTCACGAAACTCACGTAATGTCCGTCGTCCTGTACACCCACGTGTACCGCGGTGGCGATGAGACTGTACTCCACACCTCCGATGTGAATGGCGTCGATAATTTTTACGTGACTTTTTTGATCGAATGAAATCATGAGTACTTGGGAAAGTTTCGAAAATACCATGCGCGTGGTGGCGACGTTATGAACCTTTCCGTCGGTATCCTCAAAATTTTCGAGTACGTTCCAGTCCGTACTCTTCTTTAGCATTTCCCCCATATCTTTCCCGTTCGAGGGTATCAGGTGAACACTGAAATCTTCTTCACTCGTCGTCTTCCCACCGGGCCACACCGTCTCTTGTGTTTTTTTACCATAGAACCACTTTTTGACCTCGGGTTCGGCTCGTTCGAGAATGTCTATGATACACAAGACCGCCTCCTGAACGTCGTGTTGTTCGAGAGACTTGAACCGAGGAAACTGTTTTTGGAATTCAGACAGTAAAGGATTCACACTCATCGTCTCGTGTCCCCTGGTCCAATACGCCCGGACGAATTCGGAGTATGTTTTCGTGAAAGTACATGACCCTTCGTACGGGTTTCGTATGAAAAAATTCGACATCACGGGGATGTGTAGAAGGCATTGGATCGCGGTGTTGAAATAACATGTGTTTCCTAAATTTCCAAAACCTTTCATTATATTTCGTGCATAAAAAACACTTAAGAGAATGGCGCAAAGTACAAATGTTAAGAAACATGAGTATTCAATCCATCGTTGATCAAGTTCGCACCACCTTCGAGTCCCACAAGAACGAAGACCACATCGAAGTGGAACTTCGTCTGGGAAAGCACAACGGTTCACTCTTTGACACCAACGTCGGTAAAGAGACGTGGGAACGTGTGCTCCGAGGCTTGCGTAAATATGAAGGGTGGGAATCCACGAAGACGGGTGTGGTCGACGTGTTTTATAACGATGCCAATAACATTCGAATCACGTCCGATGAAGATTCGGGAGAACAGACGATGGTCCAAAAGATTAACGTCGTCAAGGAAGATTTTAGACGTGAACCACTCGACGTGCGCTTCAGCGTGTCTCGCGAAATTCCCACGTTTGGGGAGTACGAGATGGATCGTAAGCGTTCCAAGACACGCCACTCGTTCGTGCGTAAAAACCTGAGTATCGACATGACGATTTCATCGGGTGATAACGTCGATATGGATTCCGAAGAGGAGTGTTCATATCAGATTGAACTCGAAATCATCAAACCTTCTGACGTGAAGACGGATAACGAATTCTACAATATTCTTCATAAAATCGATGACCTCATGAAACTGGTCGCCCGTTAAAAATCTTATGGTATACTAAATGCTACATTTGTTACTTCTATTTATCCTCGTGCTGTGGATAAGTACAAGTAATGGATCGTGTGAAGTTGAAAATTCAAAACACTTTTACGTGAGCGCCGGTGCGTCTAAGAAGGTGTACTCACAGATGCGCGACGACGGCGTTCCAAAAGAACGACTCCAAACGTTCGTTCGCTTAGAGGATGAATTTCTTCAACTCGAGAAAGAGTCCGTGTGTTTGGGAATTCCGCGTATAGTTCCAGCTACGATCATTTCGAATAAGATAAAAGATTTGTTTTCAGAATATAATTTTTCGTACCATACCATTCACCTTAAACAGATTGCTGAACCCAATAAACTCGTGAATTCAAATATCAGATGTTGATCGAATGTAACATGTTAAACAGTTGCCAAAGTAACATCTTGTGTTTCGCACTATCCATATCCACGTATGTATGTATCACGTGCATGATGAGTCTGTTATCATCCTCCTCATTCTCATCACGCTTCAGGCCTTTCAGGCGAATATAATCCGCGGCGACGTAGATGATCGCGTCTAGAAATTCTTCCTTCGCCATGTACAACCAGGAATTTACCGGAGTTCCCCAATCTCTCGTGTCGTCATCCACTCGAACCCCATGATTATATTTTTTCAATCCGAGCTGAAGCCGCCCGAGGAGTTCTTCTCGAGTTGCCATTTGTGTTCACGTTGGCTCTAAACTTTAACCAATATTTTCGGTAGTCCTCCATCTTCTTGTTCGATGGTTTCGTCTTTTGGTTCATGATGTAATTGGCTGCCGCGCGGCGATAATCGTTTCTCATGTTATACGCGATGCCAGTCACGTTCACCGTGTTCATGAGATATTTCCGTTCGAGTTCGCGTCGACGTTCCATCTTCCATCGGTTCACGACCTTCTTCTTGACATCATCGATGTCCTTCTTAAAAGGGATACCCGTCTTGTTACCCTTGTTTATGGCATTCAGGGCAGACTTCATGTTACGCACATCCTGATTCAGGTTAGGATTGTACCGCTTCACCCACTTGTCACCGTACAACTTCTTTATGTCCCTACGGATAGAGTTTTCGTCGAGACCTCGTTTTTTCATGACTTCGGTTCGTTTCTCGACACGTTTCTTATTGGCGACGTTTCGACGGACTTGCGCCTTGGTGGGTTTGGGCCTGGGACTAGGCCTGGGGGTATTCGGTTTCTGACGAAGGTTGTTTCGAACCTTCTCAATCTTTTTACACAGGGATGCTTTCGTCTCTTTAGCATCCGGCGTGATGTTAAGGATCGCGGCGACGCGTAGGAGTTCATCGCGTTTCAGGTCCGTACAAATCTTGCGTCCCACGCGGAATACATTTCCCGCACCCGTGAGTGTCACATTTTTGTTCTTATTGGTGTTCTTGAACGTCACGTTGTTTTTACCCGTCTTGTTCATGATCTTTTTACAAATTTCATCCTTTTTGGCACCTCGAGACCCATCAGACGTGCGTACGCGGAGATTCACGATACCCATGCGTCGCGCGAGATTGACGAGTTCCGTCTTTTTCATGCGCGCGCACATCTTCGCGGTGAAAATCTGATTAGCGGACGTCGTTCGCTTCATGTACTTGCGAGTGGACGGTGTTTTCGCCTTGGCCTTGGGCTTGGCCTTAGGCTTGGCCTTGGCCCTCGCCTTGACACCCTTGTCGAATTCACCCGTGATGTTGATCTGCCCGTTCGCGTTGAGTTCACGGACAAACTTTTTAGCGAGATCGTAGTCTTTCAGCATGTCTCGCGGGTTCTTGGCGCCCGTGATTTGAATATTTCCACTCGTGGATAAGATCAGGTTCGCATCTTCGAAATAGGCATACATGAATGGAGAGAGCTCAGGTTCGTAAGATGCCCGAGTCATCCCGTACTGACGCGCGGTTCTCGCGATTTCGGCGAGGTTCTTGAACACGCCGTTCACACGGAATTGACCGCTGAGGTTATTATACACGAACGGCTTGTAAAAGAATTCCTGTTTGTCCGTGTACGTGTTGACGATGAAACGGCGAATGAGTTCCGGTTGATTCGCGATGTCCGTACCCACAAATCCACCCGAAAATCGAATCTTGCCGTTTCTATAGAGATTCACGGTAACACCCTTACTCTCATTGACGCCGTCAGATAGAGTCAACTTAAACTGTACCGTGAAATAGTCCTTGTTCATGTCACCGGAAGGACCGGCATTTCTCGTATGAGAAAACCCCTGTGTCATGTTTCCGTAACGACCTATTATCTGGGTCGTGTCTAGATAAAGACCTTCGCCGATGGGCGTCTTGGGGAGAGGTGTTTTGATGAGGATTTTCTTGATATCCACGACGGCATCCTTTTGCCCGAATCCGGAATCTACGGTCGCGTTAAACATCCCTGGATTCAACTTTGTCATCTCGAGTTGTCTCGGCTCGTTCGAAAATTCACGCATGACATTGTTCACGATGCGCATGTTATTCTCATTGAGGTTAACATCACCGAACTCGTTCGCGAATGGGTCATTTTCAAACTCTTTAAACGCACCTTCGTATGTCCTGTCGTTGATGAGATTACGTTGAAGGCGCTCGGGGACTTGGGCTATACGAGGAGGGGGTCGTGGCGGTGTTCGTAAAAAGGAAGGTCGACGCACGCGCTCCGCTCTCTCCATTTCCATCTCGAGTTCTCGGGCAAACTCGTTATTCGAATCAGAGTTGTTCGAACTCTGAAGTTCCACTCCAGATTGGCGGACAAATTCTCTTACCTTCTGGCTCATATTACTATGTACGAGTATTTTTTTTAGTAATCGTCTGTGAAACCCAGACTCTCTTCGATGACATCGACACCGTAGATGATGGGCTGTTTCGGGTACATACGTCCCTTATACTCGATGGATTCGTTCCGCACTTCGATATCTCTCGAACTGAATGGACCCACGTAAAAGTCTTGGTGAAACTTGTGTTTCCCGAGATTGTTCGCTTGGCAGTGTTGGTTGAAAACCTGTACGAAAATCTTCTGGGGCACCTTGAGATCTTTGCCAAACTCGACATTCGTGGATTCGAGAAAGTTGTGTAGCGTGTTCGCCACCATCGCGACCTGTTTTTGAATCGTCTTGAAGTACGGCGGAACCACGTTCCAAATGTCGCGGTCCCTGTATTTACCCGAGTAATCCAGATACGCCCGAATACATTTCAGGAGAATGATGGGAAGCTCCTTCTCCAATTTCTTATCGAGGTGAGGGTCAGCTTCGCGCACCTGCTTGGTAAAGTTCCACGCGAGAATACGACGAAGCACGGATCCGGAGTTGTCTTTCCAATTGGGAACTTCATTTCCCGCGAGAACCCCCGGAACCTTCCACACCATGGACGTCGCCGTCTTGTTCTTCACGGCGACGGAGACGCTCTCTCCAGACACGATGGACTGAAATTCCGCCTGCTCGAGAGCCAAGTCCGCCTTAATCTCTGGGGCGACAAACATGAACGAATCCTTGATGGCCGAGAGGCCGAACTTTCGCTCGATGTTATTCGCGAGTGTTCCGACATCTTCCTTCTCGTAAAACTTTTCAAACACCTTCGTGAGAAGTGTCGACTTACCCGAACCGGCGATACCCTTGAAGAACGGAATAATCTGCCAGCTGTCGAGATCCCCGACGTCGAAGCATAGACGCCCACCCATCACGTACGCCCAATGACACACCTCCTTCTCAAACTCTTGATAGTGGAGGACACGGTCGAAGTTTGGTGTAGGAATATCCTGCCAGTTCTCCACATGGGAAAAATCGTCAAACTGCTGATCGAAGTACTTACAGGCGATGATCGTGGGGTCGAGACACCCAAAAAGCCTGCTGTCATAAGGATAGAATCGGCAAATGTATGTCCCAGTCTCGATGTCCCATTCTTTACCGACGAATAGACCATTCTTAAACGCCCACACATCTCGTCTTTTTTCAATTTCAGGAAACTGATTATCGATACACGTCGAGATGTTTTCCACGACATCCCTGAATACCGAACCACGGCTCGTGAAGTTTTTCCAGTTTTTAAAGTTATCATCTTTTTGCGCAATCATGTATACGAACTGCTTGATTTCGAAACGGGGTACCCACGCGCGCGTCCCATATCCTTCGATGGTCTTAATCTCTTCACAACATTGTCCCTTGTATCGGCGGTACCTGGCGTTATGAAGCTCATCCAACGTATACAAAAGACACTTTTGATACGGGGAACATTCTTCGATTTCATCTTCATCCATGGTGGAAGAGTCGAACGCCGACGACACCTGTGGGAGAGCGGTGGGGTTCACGACTCGCTCGTAGGCGATGTAATGTCTACGGATGTTCTCGTACCCATCCTTCAGCTGCTTGAGTACGTTGTTCGTACGTTTTACGAGCGTGATACCATCTTCATTGACATCTTTATTACCGATCTTACGTTCACAGATATGATTCTTCAAGTCGATGAGGAATCGGCGCTGGCGTTCCTTGATTCCCTTGATCGCCAGGATATCGATCCTCGATGGGTCTGGGGTCGTGTCGTCTTTCCAGTGGCCTCGGTGTATGAATTGACGATATCCCAAGTCCCGAGCGTTTCGATAATCATCCGTTCGAAGATCCCAATGTTGTTCAAATTGACGCACCACGTTATCTAATTCATCCTCATTCATCGACTGGATTTGTACCTTTTGTAGTTCCGCGAGAGCTTCATACTTGTCGGGTTCCTTGTCGATGAAGTGGGTATTCTCCATATTTACTATGCACACGAATTTTTCTTTTAATTAAGTTTGCTAAGAATCTTCACAAGAATTTTGTTCTGAACCTGAAGTTGGTTAGAGATGTTAACCAAAGCAGTACAGATCGTGTCACCTTCGGGGGTCGCGAGGAGAGAGGTCATCAATCCGAACACGTCGGGTTCCTCCTCCTCTTCATCTTCCTCTTCACCCTCAGTCATGGAAAGTTCTTCCTCCTCGTCAGAAACAATCTCACCCTCCTCGATCTCAATCTCATTTTCATCAGGCTGATCGGACATTTAATCTAGGCTGAGAAAAATCGAGGTCGGGAAATGCGCGTTCAGCCGAAATTATTTTCTCCGTATATAGTACAAAACTCTCAAAATGGCCGGTGGTCTTATGCAACTCGTAGCTTACGGCGCCCAGGACGTCTACCTTACCGGTAACCCCGAGGTTACCTTCTACCAGGCGAAGTACAAGCGCCACACCAACTTCGCGATGGAGAACATCGAGCAGACCGTCAACGGTACCCCCGCCGCCGGTGGCCGTGTGTCCGTGACCGTCGCCCGCAACGGTGATCTCGTCGGTGACATGTACCTCGAGCTCGTCTCTTCCGCCGCCGACTCCAAGACTGCGTGCTGGGTCGCCGAGCGTGCCATCAACAACGTCGAGCTTTCCATCGGTGGTCAGCGCATCGACAAGCACTACCAGAAGTGGTGGCGCCTCTACTCCGAGCTTCACCTCGATGAGGCCAAGAAGGCCACCTACGGTAAGATGACCACTGCCTCCACCGGCAAGACCGTCTACCTCCCCCTCGTCTTCTTCTTCAACCGCAACCCCGGTCTCTACCTCCCCCTCATTGCCCTCCAGTACCACGAGGTCCGCATCGACATCGACCTCGCGTCTGACATGGCTTCCTACCTCACCAACTCCCTCAAGGTGTGGGCCAACTACATTTACCTCGACACCGAGGAGCGCCGCCGCTTCGCCCAGAAGGGTCACGAGTACCTCATCGAGCAGGTGCAGCACACCGGTGTCGACACCGTCGACGCCACCGGCACTAAGCAGATCCGCCTCTCCTACAACCACCCCGTCAAGGAGCTCGTGTGGTGCCTCTCCAACACCGCCGCGGCGTCTTCTCTTTGGAACTTCACCAAGGATACCAACAACATCGTTGTTGATTCCTCTATCCACGACCACGCCAACTGCTTCGTGCCCTCTTCCTTCTCGGGTGCGCCCCTCCTCGATTGCGGTGAGACCAGCGTGGCGTTCACTGAGGAGGCTGTCGGTCCCCTCTCCAAGTTCAAGCTCGTTCTCAACGGCCAGGACCGTTTCAAGGAGCAGGAGGGCAAGTACTTCAACCAGGTCCAGGCCTTCAACCACCACACTGGCTCCCCCTACGCCGGTATCTACTCTTACTCCTTCGCGCTCAAGCCCGAGGAGCACCAGCCCACTGGTACCTGCAACTTCTCCCGCATCGACAACGCGCAGGTCGCCGTCACCACCGACGGTGCCGTCGACGCCAAGTCCCTCCACATGTTCGCGGTCAACTACAACGTTCTCCGCATCCAGTCCGGTATGGGTGGCCTCGCCTTCTCCAACTAAGCATTTAGTCTATTAGAAATCTTATAAAAAATCAATTTTTAAGATACTCAAATATCTTAAAAATTGTTTATACCAAACCTAAGTCCAGATCTGCTAAAACCAAACCCATCAAACAATGATACCGCCTTCTGCCATCCGAGACACTTCTCTTCACGATGTCGTTCACGAACTCCCACTGAACCGGGATGTCGCCGAGCACATCCTGAGTTTCACCGATAAGTTCGTGACCCCGACGACCGATCCCGACCTTTTCTGGTTCACCCTCGGACGAGAGACGTGTAACCTCTACGCGTGGAATCGCCACTGTCACGTGTACGCCTGTCACGCGTTTGGAAAGTCTTCTAAAATCGCAAGGCAGCTCGACATGTATAGATTTTTCATCGATCTGAAAGGCAACCTCGACAGTCTTCTGTGTGCCTACTATGGTATCAATTCAGACGAAGAGACGAGATTCCGTGAACGCTTCGATAACATTCCCATCACGTACGTGTTTTACAACAATACGAAAATGCAAGATCCACCGAGCCCCGGGGAACGGTTCAAAAAGTATTTCACAGTGTATGAACGCGAATACATCGAGACGTTCGTGTCGCGATTCACCGAGTACCTGGACAACCTGGAACGAGTGATCGATACCACACCTTCTGCGTTCGCGCGAGAGAAGCGACGAAGTGTTCGTTCTAAAATCAACACT